AGCTATTACCCAACCCATAATTGTAATATCTCTTGTTTCCAAGCTTGTACCAGTCACATATACACCAATCTGATTTACATACTTATAGGAGTGGTGGGTGCTTTCTACGGCACCCCAATCCACTGAATTAAGTATGTAATCAGGTGTAGATACCATATCAAGCGTAAGAATCGCTCTGGTCTCTACATTCTGGAGTTTGATTCCTTCGACCACACTCACCACTCCTTTCTTAGAATCCTTCTGCCATATCTTGCTTTGTCTTCTTCATCTGCTTAGCAGCTTCAATCTCATTGATAGCCTTAGGACTATTGAATATGAATGTATCACCTTTTCCGCTGTTGTTATTATCCTTCGGATTAGTCCTATCAACATAACCCTCAGAACCACCAGACTTAGTGAATCCATTATAGCCAATATATCCAAGAGTACTATCAGAGTTAACAATCACCTGCCCAGTTCTAATAAGCATATCGAGCGACTGCATCATGCTGTCAACAGAGTTTCCAATTCTGCTTTCAATGGACTCAAACCAAAGTGCAACCTCATTGTAAATTGACTTAAGCTTGTCAGCAAATCCAGATACAGTAATGCCAGCACCAACAGAAATATTATCAGTGTCAATATTATTAATTCCCTTATTCAAGTCTTTCTGAATCGCTTTCATAGCTGAAGGCATTGCAGCTTCAAAACCTTTGACAACACCAGGCGGTAACCACTTACCAATCTCGTCTCTAAATACCTTAGACGGTGAACCAATACCAAGCGCATCTTTTACACCATCAACAATACCACTAAAGAATCCTTTCACTTGTTTTGTAAACCAACCTGCTGCGCTTTTAATACCATTCCAAACACCTTCAACCATGTTCTTACCGATTTCAGCCATTTTAGATGGAATTGATTTTGCTGCTTCTACAACGTTGCTAATAAGTGATTCAATCGCTTCTTTACCTTTTTGACCCATCTGAGTAACCCAAGTCTTTACATTTTCTATTGCACTATCCAAGAAGCCCTTAACTTTACCAGGCAATTGAATTAAGAAACTTACCACATTGTTAATGAAGCTCATTCCCATTTCCCTTGCTTGGGTAGCCATATTTGTGGCCCATGTTTTAACGTTATCCAGGGCGCTTGTAATAAATTGAAGTACTTTCCCAGGTAGTTGAATGAAGAAACTTACAACTGCGTTCAGGAAATTGGTTCCCATTTCTTTCGCTTTATTCACCATGTTAATGGCCCATTGTTGTACATTTTGATATGCTCTTGTAATAAACTCAAGAACTTTACCTGGTAGCTGCACAAAGAACTCAACAACTGAATTAATAAAGTTCGTTCCCATTTCGCGGGCTTTTTCAACCATATTCACTGCCCACAAAGCTACGTTTGCCAGAGTATTACCAATGAAATAACCAACTTTATATGGCAAATCAGTGAAGAACTCAACCACATTATTCAAGAAGTTTTGTCCCATTTCTCCTGCTTTATTCACCATATTTGTTGACCATTGCACAACAGCGTTCCAAGCTTGTGTAATAAAGTTGGCAATGTTAATCGGCAGTTGAGCAAAGAAATTTGTGATTGCTTGAATGAAATTTGATACCGCTGCTTTGATACCGTTTATAGTATTTATGAAGAAACTCGTTATACCGTTCCAAATATCAACAAAGAACTGTTTAATGCTATTCCATATAGCTATTATTTTGTTTCTAAAGTCTTCATTGGTTTTCCATAAAATAACAAATGCAGCAATCAGAGCTGCGATACCTGCGATAATAGCAACCATTGGAGCAGAAATACCTCCGATAGCTGCACCTGCTATTTTAGCTTTTAACGCACCATCACCTAAAGCAGTACCTGCAGAAACAAATCCAGAAGCAAATTGGCTGATAAGCGGAATTACTTTGCCTACTCTTGTTACAATGCTGCCTACTATGTCCACAACTTTCCCTCCAGCCAACATAACTGGGCCGAAAGCAGTGGCTGCGACAAGCAGCTTCTTTTGTAATGGGCTAATTGGCAAGTTATCCCAAATTGTTAACAGTACCTGCTTAACATTATCAACGAATACTCCAATTGACTTTAACATTTCTTGGGCGAACTTATCCATATCCGCCCCAGGATTGCCCAACTGCTGGAGGAAATTCAGGACGGATGCTTTCATCATTCCGAATGAACCAGAGACAGTTTCCGCAGCCTCTTTTGCAGTTGTTCCGGTGATACCCAAATTCTCCTGTGTTTTGTGGATTGCTTCAATCAACACATCAAACGGAATATCCTTCACATTCTCTGCCGTTACCTCAAACTCTCCATTCATCACTCCCGATTCATTTACAAGTCGTGCCATCTCTCCGGCAGTTCCTCCGTACCCAAGCTTAAGGTTGTCGAGCATTGTGTAATTGTCTTTAGCAAATCCCTGATAGGCATCTTGAATCATATTTATGCTTGTTCCCATTTTGTTTGAATTATCAGACATATCCACGATTGCTTTGTCAGCATACTCGGCGGCTTTTTTGGTATCGCCGCCCAAACCTTGTAGCAACGTAGCAGAAAAGCTGGTGACTTGCTCCATGTAATCATTGGCATCTATACCAGCTCTCTTATACGCCGTCTCGGCATTCTTAATTACAGTTGCTGCTGAATTTTTGAAAAGTGTTTCTACACCACCAATGGACTGCTCAAGTTTAGCAAATTGCTTTACGCTGGTAGTAACGGCTGTAACTATTGGTGTTGTAATACCTACGGTTGCAAGTCTTCCAACTTTAGACATTTTGTCACCAACAGTTTTTAATCCTCCGCCAATTTTTGTAGCCATATTTTTTGTCGCAGAATCGGCTTCGCTTTGAGCCGTTTTTAAACCTGACAAAAATCCGTTAATATCAAGGTCCAAATAACCTACCGCAGAACCAACATCTACAGCCATTCAACCCTCACCTCACTTTCTATTATTTATATTTCTTGTACATGTCACTAAAACTTGTATACTTAACCTTAAAACTTGGTTCTTTTCCTTCCTCAAGTTCTTTGGTTATGTAAGCACAAGCTTCATCAAAGCAATATGCTGTATATGGGTCAACCAAGTCTAACAAAGAACTAGGGCGGCAATGGTATACATTTGCCAGCCCCAGCACATTTAGCACTTTTTTACTCTTTACGAAAGGATTCGAGTGCTTTTACACCTACCTGCGTATAATTGAAGATAGCCATTATTTGGTCATCAGAAAGGGTCATTCCTGCTTCCTTAATCTGCTGAAATGTAGGCTGAATAAGACTCGCTTCACAAATGATTTCGCAGATGTCATACATGTCTCCGAGCATATTCTCATTGACAGAATTTACGCCACCTTTAGAGAATAATTCACCTGCAGCATTAAGCAACGTATTTGGAATCTTACCTTGCTTTGCCAAAACAAGCATACTCGGTCTACGAACTCTTGCCACAAACGGCTGGCCCTCTGCAAAGTCAGGGAATCTCACAACAGTTCCTTGAGCATAACTTTGTAAGTCTGTGATATTAGTAACATTCATCGGTTCATCACAGTTTACAGGTTTAACCTGATTTTGATGAGCAACCGGACCTCCAAATTGCCCATTCATAATTCCATTATTATTTCCATGCATGTTATTGTCCATGTTTCTCACTTTCTCCTTTCATTATTTAAGACGCAGAAACTACAGTCGTAATTCCACCAGATAATGCTTTACCGTCAGCTGTACACTCAAGAATAGCAATGTACTGACCCGTTGCTGCAGTAATATCTTCAATTCCATTCCAATCAGTATAGCCTACAACAACTTCGCCGTATGACGGAAGTGTAATTTCGGTTGCGGAAGTTTTATACATATACTTATTAGTATATTCCTCTTTAACCGGCGTAATGCCAATCTTGGTCTCTCCTATAGTCGCACCAGCAACAGATGTCAAGGTCAACATACCAAGCTGATATTCATTTACCAACACAGGAAGTGCTTTAACATAAGTTAGTCTATATGGGGGTTCACCAGCTTTGGGAGCAGAGTTAATTGTGTATTCAGGTGCACGGAATGCACCGTCTTCAGAACCAAATGCAACGGGTACTCCTTGACAGTTTGGATACGAAATTCTTTCATACTTTACAATTTGACCAGATGCATCATACTGCGCTGCATACGCATTAAGCTTAAATGCTTCACCTTTGTCCGCTGTGCCTGCAATAGGCGGGTCGTAACCAACAATCTCATCAGGATTCTCAGGGTCATAAATAATAGTGCCTCCCTGAAGAACAAGAACAAGCTCAGGGTTGAACACATTATCGGTAAGCGTAAGCTCATGACCCGTGATTGTGGATTCTTTAGGTTTCTGCGCACGCAAAACACCCTTAACAACAAGCTTTACTGCGTCTTGCTCTTCAATCTGAGGCTCAACCTCAATCTGATTTGCAGTATCAAAGCCAAATTCACCATGAGCAGTTTCAATCGTAATCAAACTACAATCAATGGTTGCTACTTCAGCTTTGGATTTCTTAACCTGCTTAGCCATAATTTATTGTCTCCTTTCATTATATCTTTTTATAGTTCTTATATTGGATGCTAATCATGTGTGCCTTATAACTATCATCATAATAACTTGGTGTTTGAGACCCATAAGGCAAAATCATTGGCTCAAGTTTTTTCATGGCTCTTTTCACATCCTGGACCATTACCTCGAGCTCGCTATACTTATCTTTTGGAACATAGCACATTATTGCATATAAGTCAACATCTGTGCTAAAGTTTGTATGTTTATATGAACCATCATTCTTTAACACAACATACTTTTTGGTGCACTCACCTATTTTCATACCTGGAGAATAGACATCAAACCCTGCTTGCTTGAGATGCAGGTGAATGTCTTGCCATCTACTTCCAGCCATGCATCTTCACCTCACAATTTCAATTTAGCTAGCAAGTTATCTAAGTCTTGCACGATTCTTGGACCTTCATCTCTAACTGTTGGCGCAATTATTGCATAGTTCTTTTCATTGGCAAGTTCAAGCCATATGCCATAAGATACACCATGAGAAAGCGTTATTCGTACCAAAGTTTTACTTGGTTGAGATACCTTCGCATTAAGCATTGCTTTTGCCATGCCTGTCCTATCCGTCCATGGTCTATTTAATTTCATCTTAGATTGTATCTCACTGGCTTTAGTTGCAGCATACATAAGTATTACCGCACCAAGCTTGGTTGACATGTTATCAAGATTTTTCTTAAGTGTACTTTCGTTATAATCAAGCTTGAAAGCCATCATCAACCACCTCCAATGAGATGTCAGCAATTATGCTCCACTCCTGAATATTAACAACACCTGTGACTTTGAATGTTTTAATGCCAAATGAAACAATATCACCAACTTTCAGAAATAAAGAAGCGGCATCTTCATATAAGCAAAGAATCATAGGGATTTTCTTGGTTCGCACTTGAGTTGTATCATTTGTTGTGATTTGAATATTACTATTCTCCTCATGATATAAACCTTTGAGCTTACCTACTTCTTCAAGCTCATCAGTTGGCTCGCCGAAGTCATTCATCCCTTTTCTCTTAAACTGGTACTCAATACCGCTTCTTTTTAGTTCCCTTTTGATTTTGTATGCTTCAAATTCTTTGTTTATTGCCATCGAATTAGCCTCCTTCCAAGAGGCCCGAATTAAACTGTTTGTACCTCGAAGCAAGACGCTTAAAGTAGCCTGAAGTATCTTGGGTGGATAAACCACTTACAGATATTGTAGAGTCTTCGGACTTAATGATAAGCATCTCGTAGATTGTTGCATTCACATTACCTTGATTTTTGTCAAGATAATACTGAAAATCATCCTCTTCAAAGTACGGTGCTTGTTCCTCACGTATTTCCTTTTTGACTCTATCAATATCGTTCATCGCGAGCACCCCTTATTCCTGGCCTTGAGCGTCCAAAAACTCCTTAATACGTTTTTTTGCTTCACCGGCATTCTTCGTACCAGTAATGTCAATTTCCTTCAGCTCAGCAAACATCTTGACTTCATCTTTGTTCCACTGGGAAATGGGCTTTTCAAGCACACCTTCAATGAAGAGTTCGTCTTTAGTCTTTTCAGGAATTTTGTCTTCCTGTGCCTCTTTAGTTTCATCAATGAAGTGGTAGCCTTGGCGAGAGTAAATCCCGTCGAAGGCACCTTTGGTAACCTCAAAGACGTTAATTCCATTAGTAATCTTTACCATCTTTGTTTACCTCCTCTTAGACTTCGGTGTCAAGAATAAACACCTGGTTAGCTTGCTCAAACGACGGCAAGCAAATCATAGAAACGATAGTCTCCACCTGAACAGGGTCAGCTTTCTGCACGGTAGTAACCGCAACACCTGTATCAGTAATAGAAACATTAGCAACAGAACCGGACATCAAATCGGATTCTGCAGGGGTTGTGCCAAACCAAGTCTTGCCAAGGTCCCCGTCAGGGAACATAACGAAAGTATTAGCAGGCATAAATTTAAGTGTCTGCTCATTTTCATCCTTATAACGTTTGTCATTAACAAGAACATCAATTTCAAGCTCGTCCATAATGTAAGTACGAAGTTTAGCATCAGATACTGCACCTGCACCATTTGTTAGAACGAATATAGCTTTCTTGATTTTGTCATTGTTACGGATATGACGCCAAGTCTGAGAATCACACATTGCACGAGTAATCACAGCACCAGTATCTTCCTGAATCTTTTCCTTTGCAACACGAATATCCTCAATCGGGTCAGAATCAGCATGATTAGACCAAGATGTAGTTACAGTGTCTTTATGTTCTGCAGGAATACCATAATCAAACGTAAATGCCTGACCATTGGCTGTCATAGAAATAACACCAGTAGTCAACGCCATCATACGCATACGCTCACGAGATGCAGCGGCACCACGAAGCAAACGAGTTTCGTCATCAAACACCTTATTCATTACAGAATCAATGTAAGCTTGGTTTCCAGTCTCAAGAACCAGATTAAGCTCCTGACGAAGTTCCTCATCAATGTATGTAGATTCTTTAAAGTAAGGCATCTCTGCGGTCAGTTTGTCAAACCCTACACGAGGGCGGGGAATAGCATGCACATCAAAAGCAGATGTCTTAAGAACTACCGGCAAACCACGGGAGCCTTTAATCCACTTAAGAGAGATGCCACGCTTTTTATCAGCAGGGAACAACTCTTCACAAGGGTATGGGGCTTCGTCCTGAACAAGGACTTCCCAATATGCTACAAGCTGAGCACTCTGCATGAGGTCAAAAATAGTCATGTTTCATTTCCTCCTTAATTAAAATAGTTTAGGCTTAGGCCTTAATGAAAGTAAGCAATGGAGATGCACCTTCAATGCCTACAGCAGTTGTAATCTTTGTTGCCACGTCACTATCGACGCGGTTGGTGTTTATCATACCGAAATATAATGCAGTACCGTTTGCTGCGCCAGCTGTAACATCCACATCATGAAGCAAAACTGCATTCATTGGAACAGCTGGAGCTACAGGTTCGGTAGTGGCAGCTGCAGGTGCTTTAATAACAGCCTGCAAATTCTGCAAGTTGATGTTAATCGGCGTTCCTGCTTTAGCAATCTTCTTGGTGCCAACTGTAACGCCCAAAGACTCAGGAACAATGCACCCTACAGAAGCTTGCAATTCAACATTTGCAAGAATCTGCTTAGGCGCAGTAAGCGTCGTTTTAGTAATACCAGACTTATTAAGCATTTGTTTTGTCCTCCTTTAAAATAATAATTTAAAATCATAATTGTTTCTTACTTCTTGTTTCCCCAATAACTAAATTTTGCAGTATTGGATTTTCTTTGAGCAGCAAGTCTTGCACCAAGGCTTTTTTCTTCCTTACCCTTTTTGCCTTTATCTGAATTGACAGAAGAGCCTGTCCCTTTTTGACCAGTTTTGCTTTTCTTATCAGCTTGCTTATCGTCTTCCTCTTCATCACCAAACCAAACAGGATATTTAGTCTTGAGCTCACCAATAAGAGTTTTAAGGTCTGCATCTTCAGTCATTTTTGCTAGCACCAAAGTAACTGCATCTTCTACAAATTGAGTTTTAACACCAAATTGCATCGCTTCAGCTTTCGCTTCTGCAGTAAGTGCACGTTGATTAGCTTCAGCAATTTTTGCTGCCTCTTCAGATTGCTTTTCAGCAACCTTTTCATCATCGGATTTCTGACTATCAATCAGGGCTTTAACCATAGCAACTGCTTTAGTATCTTTGGGGTCAATACCTAGTTCTTTAAGAGCTGCAGCCCTACCTTGTTTCTTCTCTTTAGTCATCATTCTAGTAACCTGGTCTTGCGTAAAAGTTTTACCGGTAGATTTATCGTCTTTATTTTCAGAACCTGTTCCACCTTTATCATCAGAACCAGATTTTCCAGTTTCATCCTTGCTATCCTGGTTATCAGCACCCTTGCTCTCTTCATCCTCAAGTTCGAGGTCCTTTTTTACATCTTCAGCCATTTTAGTTTCTCCTTTCGATTATCCGTGTTTTTCTCACGGTAGATTATATTTGATAAACTTATCGTATTCCAAGCAAATGCTTGTACAAACTTATTCATACAGCAATCAAGATAAACTCATAATTGTTATTCACGTTTGGTTTTGACTTACACCGAGAATCTCAGTTCAAAGTCAGTATCCGTTTCGCTGTCGTGAATCAGCTTACCGGTGTATTGTTTCATTAATTCATTCCTTGAGTGAGCAAGGTGCTCTCGAGATTTCTTGAATTTTGCCGATTGTTTTTGTGGAACCATTTTGCCCTTCTTTTTGGCAGCTGCAAGTTTAATAAATTGACGTTTAACATCTTTTAATTCATTTAATGTAGATTGATTATCAATTTGAACATAATGGTACCTACCACATTCAGGGCAAATATAATATGAAAGAAATATTGTTTGTCCATTTACATCGAACTTCTTTTTGAATGTCATTGTTTTATTATTGACATTAACTTCAAATTTGTTCCTACAATCTTCACATTCAACTAACAATGACATTCCATTTTCGGATAAAATTCCCATTAAATGTTCCTCCCTATATCCTTATTTTATTATATCATATTTTTCTAAGCTTGTACATAGGTAATTACAAAATTTATAAACTTTTTTAGGAATATTTTTACCTCAAGGTCTATGGCATTTAACCATTTCTCTGGGATTTCCTCAATTCCAAATTTTGCTCCTGCCAAACTACCTGTTATTGCTGCGATAGTATCAGCATCACCGCCATTGTTTACAGCTCCAACGATTGCCTCTTTGAATGAATCCTTATTGGACCAATATACGGCATTATTGTAGGTATTCCATACATGTCCTGTGGGTTCCAGAATCCCCCTGGTGACATTTTCTTTTGGGATATATATTTCCCCATTAAGATAACTTTGAATCAATCTGGAGTAATCTAGAATCATTCTGGAACACTTCAGATTATTATGGGTAAACCTTCCTTGATATGTGTTCCAATCTTCAAACTCTGGTCCCATTAAAGCCAAAGGCATTGCCCTCATAAGGCTTCCGTTCCCTAATGCATTTTTGTCATAAGGCTGTTCCTCATTATTCATTAAAGAAGTTATTCCTTTTCGACATTGGCTGCCAATATCTTTTGGCTCATTAAGATACCACTCAATAAAATTATCAGAGCAGAATTTTCCAAAGGTTGGCCAATCAAACGTTTCGGATTCGTGGGCTTTCATAATTGCATCCATAACACACATTGTCATTTGAGTATCATCAGTAACTTCCCCTGGTTTTAACATTAACCAGCCACCACCAATGATTTCGGTAACCTTACCATATTTTGCTTTGATTTCATGAGGGTACATAAACTCTGTTGTGGCACCCATTGCATCACCTATTGCGAATCCATAAACTGAACCTGCTATTTTACTCTGTAACCTTTTCATCGCATTCACCTCCACTGAGAACTTCGTCGGGCTTCACTTGGAACATTTCACATTTAGAAGTATTGCAAGGAAGTTCATCGTCATTGTACCGTAACTTGCAATCTCTACAAGTTAGCTGGTCATTTGTTAATCGTTCGAGCAACAACTCGTCTTGCTTGAATTTCTCATCAAGCGGATTTTTCTTGGTAGCCATAGTGGTACCTCCTTTCTCTGCTTATAGATATTATAACACAAAACTATGAGAATGTACACACTTATTTCAGAACTCTTAAGAAAACTTTCTTAATGACATCATGGCTATCAATCTCAAAGTCCTCAACTATGAACTTGGTTCCTGCATTAAGCAACAATTCATTTTCACTGCTGTACCTTGAGATTGGTGCAACATACATTGCATCGGTTCCTTTTGGTACCTTAATCACATATGTAATGTCATCGTTAAAACCACCATATGGGTCTGGGCTAGTTGACATGAATCCTTTATCTTGAACAACCGCGCCAATGAATTTATCTTTGTTTGATACAATCTCCTCTGAACCTTTATCAGTTTTTAAGATTGCCTTCAAACTACCAAAGTCAGAGCCGCGACGAACAACTGTGTCTTCTGGCAAGCTTGCCTTTTTCAATGCAGATTTAGCATATTTTATTTCATCTGAGTAAGATGTACTTTTGCTAATACCTCTAAGATACCTATTCATATCTCTATAAGCAGAACCTGTATAAACCTCAACGCCATATCGTTCTTCTGAACGAATTTTAGCTACCCAATCATCGCACCATTTTTCCATTTTCCTAAGGTCATTATTATTAAGACTATCATACCATTTGTTTCTATTGAACACTTCGGCAGCGGCTTTCTTTTTAGTTGCAAGATTTGTGCCATCACCAACATAAATATTCTTTTCGTACCATTTATTCCATGTCAACCCAGATTCTTCTTTTAGTAATTTAGCTTCTGCTTTTTGCATTGGGCTTAAGCTCGTGTACCAAGCATTTGGTGATTTTGTTGATGTTCCCCATTTATCCAAGAAGTTTGACATCGTAACCTGTTCCTTAACATCATATCCGAAGTTGCTTGCAAACTCATCAATTTCAGGATACGTTCCATCGGGGCTGTTAAACCAATCAGCAAGGTCGTCAATCATATTTTCACTTACATTTGGTTCTATCGTACACATCCCGTTAGGGTGGTCCAAAGGCAAGTCGTCTTTTGCAAAGTGCATTCCATCACGTGATATGCAAAGCTCACAAACTCTTGAACCGTTTGACCTCCAAATATAATCTATAATAAATGGGTTCTTTTGGGTTGTTGCTACGAAGCTTTGTTGATAACCATGTTGGACCAATGTTCTTGCCAATCGCTGTGCATTATAATCAACTTGCTTTGGATAGATTTTACGACCATCTTTCATCGTTAAATTCCAGGGCTTCTTTGCACCAGGCTCAACATAACTTTCAAGGTCCTTAGCAATCTCATATATTGATTTGTTTTGAGCCATACCACCAGCAACTATTTGGTATGCTGTTTTCATGGTATCTTCATTATCTGACCAAATACGCTTACTTAAACTCCAGCCACTATCATATATTTGTCCTGTTATCAGATTCCTTACTATCTCATCTGGTACATAATTGAAAGCAGCATCAAGAGTATCACTTGCAAAACCTAACGATTTGAGCCACTCGACATTTTGCTGAACAACTGAATCAGCTACAAGATAAATATTCTTTTTTACACCCGTATATATTTCATTTGCAACTTCATGACTTGTTGCTTCCATTTGTTTCATGAGTTCTTTCATTTGACGTTCTGCAACTGCATAACTTGGTGCGGATTTGTGAGAGTAGTATTTTGCTCTCTCACCAATCTCGGCTGCCCAATTTTCATAGAGCTTTGCAATCTCTTTCTTTTGAGAAGCCGTTATGGCATCTCTAGCTTTTTCAGCGTCTTCAAATATCAGTTTATTAACTGGCATAACGGCTTCCTCCTTTTAATTATTCACCATATGGCGGCGCACCTTCTGCAACACCACTAAAAGAACTGTCTTCAAGCATTTGTCGTTCCAAAGCAATCTGCTCAAGTTCTTCCTGAACTTCATCATCGGTTAATCCGCGCCATTTCTTCATATATGCTTTCTTACTCATCACCTTGGACTCTACTTCAGAGATGTCCATGTTCTTTTCTTCAAGCTCGTCTTCTGGCAGCGGAGTGTTTTGCTCAACCTTGATTTCATAGTCTACCGGAACGATGTTGTCATTTGTATACCGCGAAACTGTATCAGGATAAACCAAAGCACCTTGAATAATGATATGCACCAAATTCCTAAGCTGAGGCCCCCACATCTTCATCTTTTCTTTACACCTTACAATCAAAGGCCAGTATATCGCTTTGAGCGACTTGCCTGATGTGATTGCACCTTGCATTGATTCAAGTGTGATGTTCGGCATATCGATTTGCTCATAACCAGCAGTTTTGATTCTATCCAACGAAGTCTTTAATGCTTCACTGTAATTCATACCAGGCTCAAGCAATCCTACCATTGGGTTAGGTTTATCAAGATTCTGGTCTGAGCCCAAATCCCACAGAGCACCTGCTGCGGTGGATAGATTCTTCGTAGAGTTAGCTTCCATATCCACAACATACTTAGTTGGGTTCATGCTCTTTCTCTCTGCATCAATATCTGCATTAGATAGTTTGCTATACCATTGCTCGTATTCTTGAAGTAAATCAATTTCAGATTCGCCTTGCTCTTCACCGGTTAAACCATCATTGATGAAAATGCTTGCAGGAATCATTGGCATCAAAGTAGGTTGCTTCTCAGTAATCTCTTCAATCAATCCGCCTGCTCCATCATACATGGCTTCTTCCAACCAGACCTCATCGTCAATCAGTTCAAACTTCTTCTTAAAGATTCTTTTGTCGCTTAATGTAATGCTATCTTTAACAACGATAAAACACACAAACTTGGTAATGATATTTGGGTTGCCAATCTTTGTGTCATATAAGAATTGTGTGCTTGGCAAGAATGTTACCGTTACACCATCTTCCTCATTGAAGTTTACTAAACCTGCAACACGCTTTCCAATGAAACAATCTTTAGCTGCTTTAATTAAAGCTTCTTCGAATTTGTTTGTATCAAGAATCGTTTTAACAAGATTGTTGAGAACTGTTAATACATCCTTTGCTTCTTGCGTAGTTTTACCTACATCGCCTTTAGCTTCAACCGTAATGTCAGGTGGCTCAGCGAAGAGGAACCTTGCCTCTTTATTTATCAGTGAGGCTGCCATCTTATATTTAAGCTTGGCCGGCAAATAATCGCCGTTAGTCCCTTCTACCGCAAATCTTGCACCTTTTTTATACACCTTATAATACTTCATAATCTCTGTTAGTTCATTTAGAACATCTTTCGTACCATCAGAGATTTCGGCATTTATTAAAGCATATGGAATATGGTTGAAAGCGGTCAAGACTTCGGTGCTATTTTCTTCCTTAATGACTTTAGCCTCTTCACTTGCCATCTTCCATTACCTCCTTATCTTACACGAATCTTCTGCCCGGCATAAATGATATTCGGGTTTTTAATACCATTCATCTGCGCAAGTTTCTGATACGTAGTACCATACTTCTTGGCAATACCAGAAAGAGTATCACCACTCTTAACCGTATAATATTCGACCTTCGATTCGCTTGAGTCTTTAATCAGCTCATTCACTCTTGCCTGCACTGCAGAATAATTATAACCAGCATTTGTAAGAGCATTTTTACGGTCATTGCCATTACCCCACTTGCCAGCCAAAACTTCCTTTGCCAACTCGTTAATAGATTTCTGAGGAGCAGTTGGCTTACTTTCATTCAGCATCTCATTGACTCTGCTCTGAACAGCTGAATAGCTATACCCTGCAGCAGTCAACCTCTGCTTACGATCGTCTCCATTTCCCCACAGACCAGTGATAGCCTCTTTGGCAATCTCATCGATAGACTTAGTCGGATTAGAAGGAGTATTCCCGCCAGAAGATGCTGCATATTTAGGTCTTGCAAATCCTCTGATGTAACCATCTCCAACAGGAATAGTACGCCTTCCTACCTTCTCACCCATGTTTCCTTCAAGCGTTGTAATCTTTCCATCGGACACACTTTCCACATAACCAATATGGTCAGAATATCCGTCATTTGGCTGAGCGTTATCGTCCCAGTTGAAAACAATCACATCACCAGGTCGAGGCGTAATTGTACCATCTTCAATCCAGATTCCTTTTTGCTTGAAAATAGCCATATGCTTTTCAACACCAACCTCAGTACCAATCAAATCCACAGCTCCTGCTTTAATAGCTGCTGCAGATACGCACGCATCGCACCATTCATCAGAGGGCTTGATTGCATATCCTCTAGCCAAAGGCTTATGGCTATTATACACGTTCAAAATCTCAAGATACTTCTTGTTGACTTCGTTGTAACCAACCCAACTACGCATCACATTCAAAACATCCTGCGCAGTTACTCCCACTTTAGTATTCTCCTTTACTCCATCGCTTAACATGCTCTCATCATAAAGAGCGTCCATATCTACATTGCCACTGATACCATTTACCTTACCGGTGCTACTTGTTTGCTGAACTTTACATTCAACATCAGGCGCTCCAGAATAATCGGCCAGCCAAAGATTCTTGCGATACTCAGAAAGCTGATTCCAATCGTAATAATTCTTATAATAGTCCAGATTCGAGTAAATGCCAAGTTTCTTGCAACCAGCAGCTTTACACGTATCAAGGAACTCTTTAGTATACTGAGTACACAATGCTTTTGTAACCTTAGCACCAGCTTTAGTCCAGGTGTCATATTCCAGGTCTGAAAAAATCCAAGTATCAGCTGGGTCCAAGCCCGCCTAGGTGTCGCTCCATCAATATAGATGAAGTGATAAACACCAAGAATAGGAATGCCTACGGCCTTAGCTCCACTTACATAGTTCTTAAACTGACCGTCAATGGTACGTCTATATCCTTCTCTAAAGATACAAAACTGAATTCCATCAGCTTTCACTTTATTGAAGTCGACGTTGCCTTGCCAAGTCGAAATGTCTATACCTCGTTTTGACACGTTAATCACCTTCCTTTGCTTTAACCTCAGGAATACCAGCAATACTGGTTAAAATACTTACCACACCAGCAAGCAAGCTCGC